CGCCCCCGACTAAGCTCGCCCGGCAGCCCCGCGCCGTACCGCGGGCCTCGTGGACGCCGGAGCTGTGGCCTCCCGCGGCTCCGGCCGTCCACGATGCGCGATGACCGGTCCGCCGGCCTCGGGTCCCAGCACGCCGTCGGTAGTGGTGCGTAGACGCACCGATGACGCTCTGGGGTGGGCGCGACCCGCTGGTACGTTGGCTGCGCGTGGTCGCGGTCGTCGCCTTCCTGGCGCTGCTCGGCGTCATCGTGCTCGACCCGATCCGTGGCAACGACCTGCCGCTCGTCGCCCTGCTCTCTGGCGCAGTCCTGCTCCAACTTGGCTACGAGGTGTCCGTGCCGTTCATCAGCAAGCCGCGCAAGGACGAGCACGATGACGACAGGGCGGCGTGATGGATGAGCACGTCGTCCAGCTCGGCCTCGCCATCGTCGGCTTCGTCGCCTTCGTCGTGCTGCTCGTGTCGCGCTGGGCGCTCTACCACCGCCACGAGCGCCGCCGGGACATGAGCCGCCTGCTGCTCATCGACGCCCTGCTCGTCATCGCGGGCCTCGAGCTCGTCGCGGACGCGCTGACGGAGCTCCACCCCGGCGCCGACGTCCTGCATGGCGCCTTCACCGCGGTCGCGTTCGCCTGTCGCGGCGCGCTGGTCGCGGGCGCCATCGCGCTCGTCGCGACGCTCGAATGGGCGCGGGCATGATCGCACTACATGAGGGCCGGTCTATCCATCCCGTCCTGACGCGTTTGTCCCGTGGCTTTGCGGAGAGTGAGCGACCGGCCCTCCCCCCGCGCGAGCTCGAGGTGCTGACGCTCGTCTGCGAGGGTTGCACCTACAAGGAGATCGCCCACCGGCTCGGCATCAGCCGGCACACGATACTCAACCACTTTCACCACATCCACGCCAAGCTCGGCGTCGGGACGAACATCGAGGCCGCCTGCTGGCTCGTTCGTCAAGAGAGGGGGGCGGACTGATGCAGCGCATCCTCAACGCGCATCCCACGCCGCCCGACGAGATCAAGGTCGAGGAGCGGGTCACGCTGGACCGGACGATCGTCGTCCCGTCGCGGCTCATCCTGCCCAACATCCCGCCGCTCATGGATCAGGGGGAGACGGGCACCTGCGTCGCCCACGCGGCATACGTCCTCTACGGCCACCACTTCAAGCAGCGCTACGGGCACTTCCCGGCCATCGGCGAGCCCGAGATCCTGCGCTTCTACGACCTGTGCAAGAAGGTCGACGGCCAGCCCGACCCCGCCCGCATCTACGGCACGACGCTGCTCACGGCGCTGCGCACGATGGCGGGCTCGGGCTTCCCGCTCGCGGACGGCAGCCGCGGCCCGCACATCGCGGGCTACCAGTACGTCGGCGACGACTACGCCGAGACGCGCCTCGCGATGGCGCAGTACGGCGACCCGATCCTGTTCCGCGTGAACTGGGACGCCAACTGGTTCTACCTCCCCGTCAGCCGCATCCTCAAGGCACCCGTCGGTCAATGGGTGGGGGGGCATGCGATGGCCGACTTCGGCTACGACGACGACCTCGCCGCGACGAGCGCCGATGCCGACGCCGACCGCAACTCGTGGGGCACCTGGTCGGTCAAGGGCAACGGCTCGTGCTACTTCAAGGCCGAGTACAAGGCGCACGCCTATCTCGAGGCGTGGCGCGTCACGGGGATGCTCTAGTGGGCGAGCTCGCGTTCGTGCTCGTCGGCACAGCGGTCATCCTGACCGTGCTGACGCTCATCCGGCGCTGGCACACGGGACACTGGTGATGTTCATCGTCGCCGTCCTCGTCGGCGCCTTCGTCCTGCTCGCGCTCTACGAGGTGTGGCAGGCGCAGCACAACCGCCCGACGATCAGCGAGCAGGTGTGGGCGTTCTCGAAACGCTGGCCGCCGATCGGCTTCCTCGTCGGCATAGGGCTGGGCATCCTGCTCGGCCATCTCTTCACGGTGTGAACCATGGCTAAGTGGTTCTGGCTGCATCGGCGGATCAAGAAGGGAGAGCGACGACTCATGGCACGACTCGACATCATCCAGCAGCGCTCGAGAGCGTCAGCGCGGACGCGGCGGCAGAGCATCAGGCTGACGGCGGGGCAGGTCACCGACGAGGAGCTCGCGGCGCTCGGCGCGACCGTCCAGAGCGTCGACGACCAGGTCAAGGCGATCTACGAGCCGGCCCCTACCGAGCCGCCGGTGGCGTGATGCAGACCGATACGATCAGGCTCCTCGCCACCTACGCCATCGCGGGCCTCGTGCTCGTGGGCTCGTTCGTCCTGCTCATGGTGCCCAGTCAGGTGCCAAGCGAGCAGCTCGTCCCCTTCATCACGGGCATCGTCGGCATCATCGTGGGCTGGGCCTTCCAAAAAGAGGGCACCGCAGCCGCGCAGCGCAGCACCGAGCGCGCCGTGACGCTCGGGCAGGAGTCGAAAGCCTGATGGCACACGCGCACGCCGAGCGGTTCCCGTGGGCCTTCGCCGTAGCCATCTGGTCCGTCTGCATCTCGCTCGGCGTCCTCGCCGGCGCATTCGTCGCGCTGGTCATGGAGTAGCGCCGATGTATGTCATCGTCCTGCACGAGCGGCGCGGCTGCGACTGGACGATCGGCACGTCGAGGAAGACATCGTGAGCGTCGAACGCGCGATGGTGCGAGAGCGCACGCCGCGCACGCTGGGCGAGTACATGCACTGGTTTGCCGATCGCTGGCATGCCGAGATGCCGACCGAGATCCACGGCGGGGGTGTCTTCTTCGGCCCGCCCGATCGTGACGGACGCTCGACGTTGGGTGCCAGCGAGTCGCGCCCGTCCGAGCTCGTCGGCGGTTCGCTGCTCGGCTCGCCGCGTGAGCGCGATCCGTTCCGCCGGCTCATGGAAGACGGACCGTTCGCCGTCCAGTACGGCAGCTATGACGGGCACGGCGACCTCGAGGCGCACTACGTCTTCCCGCTTCGCGCTGCACTGGCGCGCATCTCGCATCATCGACCGACCATCGCACGCTGGCTCTTCGCCGTCGCCTACGCCGACTTCGATTGGCCCGGCGTCGCCGATCGTCGGGGCTTCGACATCGAAGAGGCCGAGTTCCTCCTCACGCAAGCGTGCTATCTGCTCTTCCGTGAGTGCGACATTGCGCCACGAGTTCGCGAAACCAGGGGCGCCGTCGCGTAGACTGGTGCCAACTGAAAGCCGAAGCCGACGCGGTTGCGCGGCAGGACGAGCGCGATGGTGAGGCCGTGCCTGGAATGTGGGCGGCTCACCAAACGGACTCGCTGCTCGTCCTGTGAGCGGGAGCGTCAACGAGAGCGGGGCTCACCGACGAGCCGGGGCTACGGCTACCGATGGCAGCGTCTCAGTCAACAGGCGCGCCGTGAACAGCCGTACTGCTCGCGCTGCGGCGCCGAGTCAGACCTGACCGTCGACCACATCATCCCGCTCAAACATGGCGGGGACGCAGCACTCGATAACCTCGAGGTGCTCTGCCGTTCCTGCAACTCATCCAAGGGGGCGGGGTAGGGGCATACCCCTCCATCGCGAAATGCCCTACGTGGCCTGTACCCCGGCCCACCTCCCCGCTTACCTATGAGAGCCGTCAGGTGAGAACCCCGTCCGGCACCGGCTTTGCGGGTCCGGGCAAGCGACTCGCCGATGCGACGCCCGGTCCGTGGAAGACAGACCCTGCATGGCAGCGCATCACGAAGCGCCATCTGCGGGCCATCAAGTTCATCGAGGCGTACTGCAAACCGCCCAAGGGCACCGGTCACGGGCAGCGGCTGCGCCTTGCGCCCTTCCAAAAGGCATTCCTGCGCCAGGCACTCGCCGACGACGTCGACATTGCCGTCCTGGGCACGCCGCGGGGCAATGGGAAGTCCTCGCTCGGCGGCGCGCTCGCCGTCTGGGCGCTCTTCGACGACGACGCGACGGGCTCACCGCAGGTGCCCATCGTCGCGACGACCATCGGACAGGCCATCCGTTCGTGCTACGGCGTCGCGGTGAGCATGATCCGGGCCGAGCCTGAGCTCGTCAGTCGCGCGCTGATCTACACCGGCGTCTCGACGCCGCGGGTGACGGTCCCGTTCAACGAGGGCGAACTCTTCCCGATCAGCAACGACCCCGACGGGCTCCAAGGGCTCGACCCGAGCCTTGCCATCGTCGACGAGATCGGCTTCCAGCCCGTCCAGTCGTGGGACTCGCTGCGGATGGGCGCCGGCAAACGAGAGCGTAGCCTCATCGTCGGCGTCGGAACACCCGGTCTCGACCGCGAGAACGCGCTCTATGCGCTCCGCAAGCTCGTCCGCGAGGGCGCGCACCTGCCGGGCTTCGTTTATCGCGAGTATTCGGCACCCGAGAACTGCCTCGTGACCGACCGCAAGGCATGGCAGACGGCCAATCCCGCCCTGCGCGCCGGGTTCCTGCGGGCCTCGGCCCTCGAGACCGACGTCGGACTCACTCCCGAGGGCCATTTCCGGGCATTCCGGCTCGGCCAGTGGGTCGACGGCGTCGATTCGTGGCTCGGAGCCTCCGGACGCTCGGTCTGGGAGGCTCTGACGAGCCCCTGGGACTTCGAGGACGGTGCCCCGACGTGGGTCGGGGTCGATGTGGGCCTCAAACACGACTCCACGTCCGTCGTGAGCGTCCAGATCAGGCCCGACGGGCGCTATCACGCGGTCTGCCGGTTGTGGATGCCGACATCCGAGGCCGCCGTCGACGCGACCGACGTCATGCAGTACCTACGCGAGCTCGCCGACCGCTATGACGTGCGGGCGATCAGCTTCGACCCGCGTTTCTTCGACGTTCCGGCCAAATACCTGCTCGATGAGGGCCTCCCGATGGTCGAACTCCCGCAATCACTCGAGCGGATGACGCCGGCGATCGGGAACCTCTACGAACTCATCAGCAAGCGCGGCCTGACGCACGACGGCGACGAGGCGTTCGCGCAGCAGATCCTCAACGCCGTGCCGCGCTTCAACGAACGCGGCTTCACGCTCGCCAAATCGAAGTCCCGCGGCCGCATCGACGCGGCGATCGCCCTCGCGCTCGCCCTCGAACGTGCCCACCGCCAGGAAGCGCCCGCCGAGCCGCTCGTCGCATGGGTGTGACGCCCGCCACGCGGGCAGCCGCCGGGCTCGTCGTCGTGGGCTTCGTCCTCATCGTGGTCGGCCTCGCGCTCATCAGCGTGCCGCTCGCCGTCATCGTCGCCGGCGTCGGCCTTCTCATCTTCGGCCTCCTCGGTATCCAAGTGGAGGAGCAGCGCAAGTGAACCTCCTCCAGCGCCTCAACCGGCCGGCGCCCGTCGACCTAGAACGGTCGTGGAACCTCTGGAACGAGCTGGTGAACGTGAACGGGCGGCTCTACCCGCTCTCGCCTACCCAGACGATCCAGGGCAAGACCGAGGAGATCGACCAGAGTTTCGCCAGCCTCGTCCAGTACGCCTACATGTCCAACGGCGTGGTGGCGGCCTGCATGCTCGTTCGGCAGCTCCTCTTCTCTGAGGCCCGGCCGATGTTCCGCCAACTCCGCGGCGGGATGCCGGGTGACCTCTTCAGCAACCCTTCGCTCGACATCCTCCGTCGCCCCTGGCCGAACGGCGTGATGGGCGACCTGCTCACGGCAGCCATCACCGATGCCGACCTTGCGGGCAACTCCTTCTTCGTCCGGCGTCCCGGGCGCATCAAGCGGCTGCGCCCTGACTGGGTGACGATCGTGCTCGGCTCCGAGGACGATCCCGCGACCGAGGCGGGCGACGTGGACGCCGAGGTCGTGGGCTATGTCTACCATCCCGGCGGCCGATGGTCGGGGCGCGACCCTTCGACGTTCATGCCCGAGGAGGTCTGTCACTTCGCACCGCTGCCCGACCCGCTCGCCTCGTTCCGCGGTATGAGCTGGCTGACGCCGGTCGTGCGCGAGGTCATGGGCGACTCGGCGGCTCGCGACCACAAGCTCAAGTTCTTCGAGCAGGGCGCGACCCCGAACATGGTCGTCAGCCTCGACGCGACCATCGGGCGCGACGCCTTCAATCTCTGGGTCGAGACCCTACGCGACAAGACCGAGGGTCTCGCGAACGCATACCGGACGCTCTACCTCGGCGCCGGTGCGGACGTGAAGGTCGTCGGTTCGGACCTCCATCAGATGGAGTTCAAGACGGTGCAGGGCGCAGGCGAGACGCGCATCGCCGCGGCCGCCGGCGTGCCGCCGGTCATCGTCGGGCTTTCCGAGGGCCTCCAGGCCGCGACGTACTCGAACTACGGCCAGGCGCGCCGACGGTTCGCCGACGGCACGATGTGGCCGCTCTGGCGCAAGTTCTGGGGCTCGATGGAGTCTATCGTCCCAGCGCCCGCGGGCTCCGAGCTCTGGATGGACGCGAACCACATCCCGTTCCTGCGCGAGGACCAGCGCGACATCGCTGAGATCCAGGCCAGCAACGCGGCGGCCATCCGCACTCTCACCGACGCCGGCTACCGCCCCGAGACGGTCGTCGATGCCGTGACCGCGAATGACCTTGGACGCCTCGAGCACACGGGGCTCTACTCGGTCCAGCTTCAGCCGCCCCAGCCGAACCAACCCGTCGCGCCCGTACCGCCGGAGCCTACCGCGGCACCGTCCAACGGCACGGCGCCGAAGGGAGCGTGAGACGTGCCCTGGCATATCGAGAACGACAACCCCGAGTGCTCCGGCTACGCGGTCGTCAAGGATGACGGCGGTGAGGTCGAGGGCTGTCATAGGACGAAGGCCGATGCGATGAAGCAGATGGCCGCCCTCTATGCGGAGGAGCCGATGATGTCCGACGAACCCACCGGCGAGAGCCGCGAGACGCATCCGCGCGATGACCTCTACCGCGCCATGCCCGGCGGCGTGACGTCCGAGGACGGCAAGACGCTGACCATCCGGCTCGCACCGGCCGACACTTGGGCCGAGATCAACTCCGTGGCCGAAGGGCACTTCATGGAGCGCTTCGCCCGCTCGGCGTATCGCAAGACGATGGCCGAGCAGAAGCCCAAGATGCTCTTCCAGCACGGCAAGGACCCCGAGGTCGGTGAGAAGCCGATCGCCACGACCGACGAGGTCGGCGAGGACGACATCAGCCCATTCGCCCGTGGCGAGATCCTCGATGGCGTCCCGGCGCTCGTCGTGGATGGCCTACGCAAGGGTGTCTACGGCGCCTCTCATCGCTTCAGCGTCATGCGCGAGGCGTGGAGCCCGCCGCTCGACCAGCCGGTCAAGTCCGGCAAGCTGCGCGAGCGAACGATCACCGAGGCTCGGCTCTTCGAACTCGGCCCCGTCACCTGGCCGGCGTATGCCGGCGCCTCTGCCGCACTCCGTTCGATCACCGACGAGATGCGCGGCCTCACCCCTACCTCCGAGCCGGAAGCACCCTCCCTCGACGCCGAGGCCGAAACGCCTCACCTCGAGCCGGAGCGCCGCGACGAGCCGGTCGTTGTCGCAGCCATCCAGCAAGAGGAGAGAGCACCCGTGAGTGAATACATCAGCCGCGACGAGAAGGCGGCCCGCGTCGTCGAACTGCGCGAGGCGCTGACCCGTCAGGCCACCGAGTACCCCGGCGTCCTGCCGCCCGAGGCGCAGGAGCGTTGGGACGCCGACAACGCCGAGATCGAGAGCCTCGAACGCGACATCGCCGCCTGGGACGCACGAGTTGCGCGGGTCGCCGCGTTGAGCGGGGATCCCAAGCACGTCGAGACGGTGGGCGCCGCGCCCGCCTTCGTCCGCAAGCAGACCGTCGAGGACATCCACGACATCGGCAAGATCCTGCACGAGACGCGCAACCGCGCCGAGTTCGTCACGCGCGTCCGCGAGAACGCCCTGCGCTCCATCGACGGGGCGCGCTTCGCCGCATCGGCTAAGCCCGAGGCCCTGGTCGACCTCATCAAGTACCGCGACGAGGGCCCCGATGGCGAGGGCGAGGTCGCTCAGCGCGTCCTCGCGACCGGCAGTCCGGTCTACCGCCGGGCCTTCAACAAGTACCTCCGTGGCGACCGGGATCTCTGGTCACCCGAGGAGCGTGCCGCCATCGCCGTCGTCGGCACGACGACCACCGGCGGCTACGCCGTCCCCTACGTGTTCGACCCGACCATGCTCCACATCGGCGCATGGACGAGCCAGAACCCGTTCCGGGCGAACTGCCGCGTCGAGACGATCACCAACGGGAACAACTGGCGCACCGTGACCGTCGGCGCCGTCACGTCGGCCTTCGCGACAGAGGCCCTGACGGCATCGGAGAACGCGCCGACCTTCGGCCAGCCGACCTACACGGTCCAGCGGGCGAACGCCTACGCGACCATCTCGATCGAGACGCTCGAGGACCGCTCCGACATCGTCACCGAGCTCACGTCCGTCTTCGCCGAGTCCAAGGACACCCTCGAAGAGAACCAGTTCGCCGTCGGCGTCGGCACGACCGTCTATCCGATGGGGATGTTCACCGACACCGCCTACACGAACAAGGACACGGCGGCCAACGACTCGACGGCCATCGCCGACCTCCTCGCGGTCGAGGGCGACCTGCCGCTGCGCCATCGCGCGAACGGCACATGGTTCATGAACCGCTCGACGATCCGACAGTTCATCACCCTCGACACGACGTACCGCTACTTCAGCGGCGCGGGCATCCAGTACGCCGGCCAGAGTAGCCCGGCTCGCACCGAGTCCGGGAACACAGGGCTATCGCTCCTGGGATACCCGGTCGTCGAGGTTCCCTCGGCGGTTTCCACGCTCACGACCGACGGCGCGATCATCGCGGTCTTCTGCGATCCGCGCTCGTACATCATCGTCGACCGCATCGGCATGAACGTCGAGGTCATCCAGAACGTGACCTCCGGCGCGACGCCGAACTTCCCGACCGGCCAGCGCGGCATCTTCTGTTACTGGCGAACAACCGCCAAGCCGATCAACGCCGACGCCGGACGGAGCCTCTCGGTCCAGTAGAGCCAACCCGAGAGGGAGCGGGCCATGAGTCCGCTCCCTCTCCCGTACCCGGAGACAGCACATGGCCGCCACCTCCGACGATGCCCTCGTCGTGCTCGAGTCGTTCATCGGCCGCGTCGGCGACGAGGACCGGCTCTTCCGCGCGGGCGAACCCATCCGCCGGAGCGACCCGGCGGTCAAGAAGTGGCCGGATAGGTTCGGCCCGGTCCTCTACGCCCACGAGCCGCGCGTCGAGCAGGCCACCGCCGCGCCCGGCGAGAAGCGGGGCACCTGATGGGCCTCACCTTCACGAACACGGCCGCATCGACGGCAGCCGTGACGAACCGCTTCGTGACGAGCACGAACATGATCGTCGGCGCCTACAGCGTCGCGAACCCCTCGCCCGTCTGGTCGGGGGCGTGCATCGTCACCGTCACCCACACACAGGTCGGCGGCGTGACCGATACGCTCGGCACGATCGTCGTCGTCGGGACGGACCTCAACGGTCAGGCCGTCACCGACACGATCACCCCGGTCTCGGCGCAGACCGTGAACGGGACGAAGCTCTTCCGAGTCGTCTCGAGCGTCACGGGTGCCGGCTGGGTCCTGAACACCGGCAACGACACGATCGTCGTCGGCTGCGCCGCGGGCAACTATGCCGCGAGCACCGGCGGGGTCATCTCCGGCGTCCTCGTCAACAACTCCGTGGCCGCGGCGGTGACCATCGCGGACGCGCGTGGCACGATCCTCACGGTCCCCTCGAGCCAAGCCGCCGGGACGTATTACAACCTCAATGGCGTCGACTTCTCGGGCTGGCTGCGGGTCAGCACGACGAACACCAACGACGTGACCGTCTTCCACTCCGCCACGATCCCCAGTTACGCCACGGCCTAAAAGAGGAGAGCGAAACGATGAACGTCCTTCGCCTGATCCCGCGCAACAAGCCGCGGGTCGGCCAGTCTCAGGCCGATGTCCTCGCGCGGGTCGACGAGGACCTCTCATCCATCGTCGGTCGGAACCGCTTCAAGGGCGAGAAGCGCGAGGTCGGGC